GTATCTATATACAAAAATAATTTCAATCAAGGACTTGCAAATGGTGCCAGAACATCAAATATTACAGCATGTAGATTATATGTTCCACTTTATCATTTTTCTCCAGGAGCTGAACAACAATATTTATCGGTGCTTGATAATAAAAAGAAAATAATATACACTGATATATTTCAATATACTCAGTCATCTATTACCACAAATAGTCCATTCAACTTCCTTGTAAGTAATGGTCTTCCAAATATACAATCTGTTATTGTTATCCCTTTGATTAATAGTTCTTCTAATGGAACTGCTGGTGTTTCAACATTATTATCGCCATTTTCAACAACAGGTGGAACTCCAGATCCTATCACTTTGACAAACTTCAACGTTGCTATTGCTAATCAAAATTTGTTCGAAGAGAACATACTTTATGATTACGAATTGTTTAAAGAACAGCTCCGAACTAGTTATCAATTGAATGGTGATTGCATTACTGGTATGTCGTCTGGATTGATTTCTGAAATGTCATTTAGTCGTGGAATGAGATACTACTATGCAGATGCTTCTCGTCAATTACCTTCCGATGATGGAGTTTCTAAGTCTGTTCAAGTTAAAGGAACCAATGCATCATCAGTTACAATTGATATTCTCGTTTTTATCACATTCAGAAAGTTTATTGAAATAGATGTATCTAATGGTGCTGTTTTGAGCAGATCATCTTAATATAAATATAATTTGAAATAAAAATATTTACTTTATTCTATTAATAATAAACAATTACTTCAATAATTGTTCATTTAAATTTTTTATATGATTTAATTTTATTAAAACCTGATTTATTAGTTCTGATTGTTTTAAAAGAACTTTACTCTTTTTATCGTCTTTTTCATTTTTTAAGATTTGATTTACATTTAATAATTCATTATTTAATTTATCATAATAACTTAACAATTCTTGTGAATTTAATGGCATTTTAATATATACTATATATATATATAAAAAATGTTAACAAATTACAACCTTGTAGAAACTGCCAAAAAAATGAAAATCAATTTGGTTACTGTTTGTAGTAAAGATGAGCTACATAAAGTACCACATAAAATAGGCGGTTATATTATCAATTTAAATAATTCAAATCAAAATGGAAGTCATTGGACAAGTTTTATTTTATATTATGATGGCACTATTTATAGATCATTATATTTTGATACATATGGTTTACCTGCTCCGATTGAAGTTGAACAATATCTCCGTAAATTAAATGATTACAAAATACCATATAATACAAGACAAATACAAAAAATTTATACAACGGATTGTGGTTGGTACTGCATTTCGATGCTTTTTAATATGCAATACAAACGAAAATATTCTAATATGCTAGATGATTATCAAGCATATATATCTAAATTTTCTAATAATCTTAGTGATGATCTAAAAATTTTGAAGAATAGTTTTTTACCATTTTACAGGGTCAATTTTTATACAAAGACTGTAGAATCAATTAAACATGTGACTTAAAATTTTATAATGTTTCTACATCTATTATAAATGTTAAATTTTTTCTAAATCTTATTTTTGGATGGTCAATATCTATAAATAAAAAATTTTGCTTCTCGTCTGTACAATAATCATATATTTTTTTTAATTGTTTTGAATCTAAATTTAAACTATATTCGGAACTTATCATTTTTAAATTGCGTGCTGAACTTACTTGCTTAATAATTAAGTAGTTAATATTATTTCTTATCATTTTTGGAACAGCATAATAACTTTGTGAAATGTACAATACACTTACATTCAATTTTCTACATCTAATAAAGTATTCTATTATTTTCTCCTGTTTGGATAATACCAGGTCATCCAAAACAACTAATGTTTGTTCATTTTTATCAAATGTATCTAAATTTGGTAAATTTTCAACTCCTTCAAATATTTGTATATTCTGTTTTGCTTTTTTTGAATTTTCATTTATTTTTTTAAATTTACTTTCAATCATATCATATATCGGTTCATGTTTGTTACGTGTAATTATATAGATATTTTGGAATGTCCCAGAAAAAGCTCTTAACAAATTATATTCAGTTAATGTTTTCCCTGATCCAGAACTCCCAATGAGTAACATTCTGAAAGGTATTTCAATATAATGTATATTGTATCCAGGATTATGTTGTTTTAATAAAAATTCTTTTATTTCTGGTTTTTCATAAACATTAATTAATTCAAATTTCTTTTTCATATTTATAATATATATACATATAATATATATAAAAAAATGATTGAACCTCCTCCAGAAAATACAACATCAATATTTAATTCTTCTTCTTATCCAAATAATGCAAAGATAGATGGAAATGATACATTAACATTAGATACTGCTATGGAATATTTTTTAAGTTACCCTGCTGCACAAGGATATGAAACATTCCCATTAGGTGCATCTATTCAAAATGGTTTAACTTCTGATAATATAATAAATACAGATACAACAACAACTGCAGCTTTAAAATTCAGTGGTGATGATTCTGTACAAACATCAGCGGGAATATCTCAAACAGATGCAAATAGTTTATATGCATCGTTATCAAACAATAATAATTTAAATGGTATTAATACTTTTTCACAAGAAATTGTAGCCTCTTCTGGTATTAAATTTAGTAATAATTCTGTTCAAACATCGGCAGGAATAACACAAACAACAGCGGATACATTATATGCATCTTTAACAAATACAAATACGCTTAGCGGAGTACAAAATTTTAATAATATTGTAAATTTTAGTACAAATAATTCAATCATAAATAATTTTGGTGGTTCTGGTTCTTTAGGATTTGTTAATAATAATCAATTTACTGGATCTGTTGATGAAGGTTTTAGTTTCTGGCAATCCTATAATTCTAATCCAAATTACCCTTTGTTTAAAATTAATTTACAACAAAATGGCCAAATGTTATTGTATAACAATAATAATGAAATTTTATTTAATGTATCTGCATCGGCTGGCCTTTCTTTATACAATAATGCAAGTCAAGTTTTTTTAGTAGATTCAACGGGTGATGTTTTTTTAACTGGAAATCGACTTATTAGAGGAACTGGAAATATTTCAATTATACCCCAATCTAATTTATATTTAAATGCTGGTAAAAATGGTGCAGCTTTGGGTGACGTCCGTATTAATAATGGTAGTCCTGGATGTAATACATATATTGATGATGGTAATTTTATTTTATCACAATCGGGATCAGTAATTCAATTTCCAAATTCATCTCAACAAACAACGGCATATATACCACAAACTATAACATCTGGATCTTATACAAATACAAATTTAACTGTTAATAATCAAGGCCAAATAACTGCTATTTCTAATGGATCATCTGGACCAACAACATATACAATTAATTCAACAACTGGAACGAGTTCTTGGTCATTTAACATTCCATCTCAATTATATGGCACTATATTTTCATATCAATTATTTTCACCAACAGCAAATTTAACAACAGCATCACAAACAAATTTAACAATTCCTATGAATTATGGACAAATAACAACTAATGGATCTTTAATTTTTGCTTCAGGAAATGGAATGTATCAACCAATATCTATGACAAGTTCAAATCAAATAACTTATTGTGCTGGTTATAGTCAGCAATATTCTTTAAATCAAACTGGATTTGGTTACGTTTTAAACATTGTTTCTAATATTGGTTCAACAATAACCACATCCACAACAGCCGGAACAGTTACAGAAAATACAGGAACATGTCCTCCTACAAGTAATGATTACCCTGGATCAACAATAAATTTTAATTCATCAGTTGCTATTACTAGTTGTGCATTAACAATGATTATAAATATAATTGTATAAATTATTATCTAATGTAATAATATAAAAAAAAATGTCTAGTGCGATTACAACCACTCAAAATGTTGATCATTCGGAAGATTATTTTAATGATCTTATTCCTGATGTTTCTGATCTTTTTCCATTGAAAAAAAATTTATTGTGCCATGTAAAATTTCAAAAAGCTGTCCAAAAAATAGTTTCTTATATTAGACAAATTCCAGACGTCCAAAAGTTACGTATTAATTTCGATTTAGTAAAAAGATCTGCAAATTTAATTGAAAATTTTTTATTCAAATCTAAATCAGTTGATAAAAAGGCTTTATTGATTAGTGCCTTTAAAACTGTGTTTAATTTGAACCCTGCAGAAATAATAATAATTTCTGACTTTATTGATTTTTTACATTCAAATGGGTATATCAAAAAATTGTCATTTACATATAAAAATTATCGTAAGTTAAAAAATTTTGCTGGCAAACAATTAAAATTATAAATAATCCTTACATACATAAAATTGCTAATAATGCAATAAATATTTATGCTTTAAATTCGTTGACAATCCAACAAGTATTAACTTTAAAATTATTGTTAAAGTTAAAAATAGCTATTAAAGTTATTATGATTATAATTGTTTTTATTTAAGTATTACATCTATATACACATTTCATTTGTTTCATTTGTAAATAACAATCAAAACATTGTCCATGATTACATTTAAAAAATTTATAACATTCTTTATTATCAAAACAAATAGGACAATCACTTATTTTTTTTGATTCAAAACATAATTTTCTTATAAATGAATGTTCTTCTTCATAATCTTTATCTGAGTCATCATCTGATTCATCTGGTTCTTCAGATGGTTCATAATCTGATTCATTTTCTTCTTCTGATTCATTATTTATTTCTTCTATTATATTTATTTCTTCTATTTTATTTATTTTAGATTTTAATTCTAAATGATAATCAAGGTTAAAATTTTTGTATAT